CCGGACATGGATACGAGTGCGATTCCTGTCCCTGCCCATGTCCAGACATTGTCTCGGATGAATCTCACTAGTTGAACTTTCGTGTCGGGCTCGGTAGTGCGACGAGAAGGCCTGCGGTGATGATAATGATACGCCTTGAGGACACGGGGACGCGGGAGCCGACGGGTACATAGGTGTCAACTGCTCCGCCGAAGACATTTATGGCCTCCTCGAACGCTTCTCGGACGCTGGTGGTGGCGTTGAGTAGTGCGGTGACGATTGCTTCGCCTTGGGATGGTGTGAGTTCGGATTCGGTGATTGCTTCAAAGATTGCCGATGCGGTGTCAGCGGTGATGTTCTCGAGGACTGCTGGTGATGTGGCGAGGAGCTGCGCTTCTGCGTTGTTGACTCCGGCGGTGATGATGTCGGCGACTTTGGCTTGAATCTGTGTTGGTGGTAGTGCGGCGATTTCGGTCACGAGCGCGAGGACTTGTGGGTCGATGGTTTCCGTTTTCCTGGCGGTGGCCTCGGGTATTGTTGTCGTCGATGTGGTTTCTTGATTGGTCAGCGTTGATGTTGTGGGCGGTGTTGTGCTGGATGTGCTGGAAGTACTGGAAGGCGGGACAGTAGTGCTCGATGTTGTGCTGGTTGTCTGCTGGACCGTTGTTGTGGCCGCTATTGGCGCGGCCGTTGTGCTCGTCGTGCTTGTCTGAGGTGCGGCGGTTGTTGTCGATGAGCTGGTCGTGGAGGTTGTTGAGCTTGATGTGGTTGAGGTTGTGGTGGTCGCCACGGGGGCGACTGTCGTGGATGTGGTGGTCGTGCTGGTGGTTGAGGTCGTTGTGGTCGAGGTGGAGGTCGTCGAAGTTGTGGTCACGGCTTGACTCGTGAACGCTTCGTCCGGAACTATTGACCATCCTTCGTCGTTGATGTTCCAGGCCAACATGAAGCAAGTGCCTCCGCCGTTCTCATAGAACCATGCGTCGAGCAAGACTGATTCTGCCTCGAGGTTTAGATAGCCGGATTCGGTTGCTGAGCATCCTTTGTCGTCCCAGGTGCCGAACTCGTCGAGGCCGATTTTGATTGTTCCGCCGTCGTCAGCTGCGAGCCAGAATTGAATCGTGTCGTGGACGGGGATAGTGATGAAGCCTTCGTAGTGGACCATGAAGCCATCGTCGGGGCATTGTTGGAAGGGTTCGCCGTCGTAGGAGCGGTTGATGTTGTTTTCGGTTTCGGTTCCGCAACTTGAGTAGGCCGTGTCTGATTTGACGGGTGGTATTTGGTCGATGATGTAGCCGGTGGCTTTGAGTCCGGAGGTCGACGCCTGGGCGGGATGTGCTGCGGTGAGGGCGAAGATGACTCCTACTAGGGGTAGGAGCCGGCGAATCATTCTTCCGGTTCGGGGATTTCCAATGCGTCCTGTCTAGTTACAAGATATTCGGCGTATTCTTCTTCTGTCATTTCGCGCACTTCGTCGCCTATTTGTATTAGTGGTCGTGTCATGTTTATGGCTTTCTGTATCCAAAGACGGTAAATGTTCCGCCCGTCATTGTTCCCGATGTGGTCATTACTATTTGGTCATAGGCAGTATTCAAACTGTGATAACCGGAAAAAGGCCCAACAAGGTCGCTACCCATGATAATACTTGAGACGGTTGTTTTAGCGGCTACAAAAGGCTGATTCACATTGTAAAAAAGACTGATTTTGTCGCCAGCACCCAATGACCTACCAACGATTGCAAAATTGCCTACGCCATTACCTGCTGCACTACCAACTGCATTTCCATAAGACAAGTACGGAAGGCCGTAATAATAATTATTTGCAGTAGCGGTGGTAGTACCGATTCTTAGTTGCATTGAGATATTGTCATTTGCCGCGCTATAAGTAACACCATCCATTCGAATCAGATAATTGTCATAAGTGGCATTGAAGGCGGGCGCAATAAAAGAGGAAACTCCCGAGCCAATGTTGTAACTAGTGACATATACGAGCCCTGAGTTCGCTAAATAAGTATTGACATCCCCACTAGTGAGGACTTCGGACCCGAAGGTTTTGACTGCCATGTTTTCTCCTATGAATTATGAGTAGACGATTACATCGTCGCCGTTGATGTATGACGAATCGAGTATGAAATATGCCGCGTATCTTTGTGAACCTGTAATCCTAGTCGTCCATTGGCTAGGCGTGATGGTGTGTTCTATTTGTTGGATAAGTTGGTCTTGGGTGAGTGCGGAGCCGACCTTTTGAGGGATGCTGACCGTGATTCGGTCCATGAGGTCTAGGCCGAGGATGGTTGTCCAATTGGCCGTCGTGGCTTCTGGGTTGACAACTATTGGGTCGATAACAACATGAGGGAGCTGTCCGATACCTGCTACTAGGTTTGCGAGGGTTGTGGCGTCGGTAACTGTTGAAAGTTGCGTCGATAGGTCCATTGAGGCGGTCCCGTATGCGGCTATGGATGTGGTATTGGAGGCGTTGATTTGGGTGTGTCCGGCAAGACTTGTAGTTATTTTGTTTCGAACATTGTCGGCATCTAAGCGATACCGGACTTCGGTTTCTATGCCGATGCCGCCGGTGCCGAATGTTGCTTGGGATGTAAGTGAGCGGCCGACGGTGAACGCGTAGCGTCCGGTCATTGTGAGGATGCCTGAACGGCTGACATAGAGCTCTCCGCCTTCGGAGTCCGAAAGGAGCTGAAGTTCGTTGTTGAGTTGTGCGCCTTCGCCGGTGATTGCTGAAACTGTGCCAACGGTGCTTCCGCTTACTGAGTAGAGAGCCGATGGATACGACGATTGTGCCATAAGGCGGGTGAATCTGGCGGCGGTTGTTTCGGTGATTCGGTCGGTTGATAGTTGGTAGATGGTGTTGAACTGTGTTCCGCCAACTGCGGAGCTTCCGCTTTGCTGCCAGACGCAATAGTGTTGTCTTAGGCCTGAGTCAATTTGTGCTATATCTGCGTGAGAAGTAGCGAAGGCTACTGGTGCTGGATAGGTAAGTGTGAGAGCTCTACCGTCTAACCAGGATTCCGTGACTGTGCCGGATGAGTTGACATTCCACGCTAAGTGATGTGGTTGGGCTACATCGACGGGTAGGGCGGCTTCCGCGTAATAGACAGTCGTGTCATTGAGAGCGAAATACATGAATTTAGAAAGTGACTTCACATAATACGCATAGGTTCTCCATCCAACATCGACGAATAATAACTGTTCTACATCTCTGAGGTCGGCTTGTTTGTACCATCCGCATACAGATACAAAGTTGGTCGCTGCGGTTTTTAGACCTGTTTGAGCTTGGAGTGTGCCGTTGTAGTTACCAAGGGCGCATGAGATTTGCGGTAATCCTTCGGCTAACGAATCTCCGTTCTGTACTAGGAGGTCTGTGCGTCCGGAAAGGTTTGTAGCTGATGGTCCGCCGCTGCTTCCGTAATCTTTGAGGGCTGCGCTGTTGGGTTGAGTGCCGTCGATTGGGTCGTCGCATGGGAAGTAGTGGTACGGGTTGAGGCTGCGGATGTAGTTGTCGGCCCACGAATACGGGAGGTTTTCGTTGGCTAGTAGTCCAAGGGCGTCGAAACAGTCGAGCGAGACGGTTGAGTCGAATCCGGCTTCGGTGATTTCTATGGGCCATCCTGAGACATATCCGCGGAAGATGATGTAGTCGACGGAGGCATTGGTGCCGGTGATTCTGATTTGGCGTCGAGGCAGAAGTTTTCCGTAGTAGGTGCCGGCGGTGTATGTGGGGTCGAAGATGCGTGTCCGGTTGTCGAGTAGGACTGTTGCGGTGCCGGTGTCGAAGTTTTGCCAGTCGTCATTACGGCCGCGGCGTGTGTTGACTTGGCGGACATAGGTCGTCACATCGGTCCAAGTTGGCGAAGCTACATAGGGTCCATCGTTGAACGCGATTTCGACTTTGGTCGTTGGATATGGCATTACTACTTGACCTTGATGGGGACGCCACCGAATCGCTTTTCGTATTGTTGCAATACTTCGACGACTTGTTTCCCGATTTCGGTTTTGTCGCCGACGCCTGTTTGGACGGTGATGTAGAAGTTTCCAGGGCCTTTGGCGTTGACTGCTTTTGCGTCGAGTGCGGCTTGGAATCCTGGTGTGGCCATTCCTGCGGCGGTTCCTGCCTCTGAGACTTGGGCAAGGCTTGAGGAGAGTGTTGCGGCGGTGAGGCCTGATGTTCCTGAGATGAGGTCTTTGGCTACAACGGCTCCGGCGACGGGTCCGAGGTCGAGCAGCTGTTGAATTGCTGCGGGACTCATTTGTCCGCCTGAGATGAGAGTTTTGAGGTATCCGCCGAAGTCTTTGGCTGCTTGTATCTGCTCGCGGAAGATTGTGATGTAGTCCTTCGGTTTTGTTTCCTTGGCTTTGGTGACTGCTTTTTCAGCTTCGGCTACATCTTGGAGGGCTTTGTCGTAGGCGATGGCGTCGCGAGTGTTGCGGGCTTGAGCTAGGTCGTCGTAGGCCCGCTTACGGTCTTCTAGAGCGGTCTTCATTGCTGATTCTGCGTCTGTTGAGTCGGCTGCGGCTTGGCTGAATGAACCTGAGAGGGACACATTGGCCGAGATTGCTGAGGCAATGCCGGCGACATAGGACCGGATGGCGTCTTTGGCTGCGCTGAGTTGGTCTTTGAATGTGGTGAAGTTTGCTTTTTCTTTGTCGGCTGCGGTCTTTGCTAGTGCTGCTCGCTTTTCCGATGCTGTTGCTGCTGCCGCTTCTCGAGCTTCTTTTTCTTTGGCGGCTTTTTTTAGGATGTCCATTTCCTTTTGGTTCAATTTCTCTAGGACTCCGAGGTTGATGATTGTTTGTTTGTCGTTGGCGTTTCGCTTCATCTGTTCGTCTGTGAATGCGCTGAGTGTGTCGATGTGTTTGATGGTTTTGCCATCTGTGATGCCTATGGCACCACCTACTCGAGAGGAGGCGTTACCGAGGATGATGGCGGCATTTGTGGCGCGAGTGAATGCGTTACGAACTCGTCCCCATCCGTTGACGGTTCCGTCGGTTGCGTGAAAGAAGTCGCCGAGCTTTTTATTGACTTTGTCCAGGGTGCTAGATGCTTGGCGGCCGAACTCCTCGAACGCTGCTCCAAGTCCCTCGAGTGTGGCTTTTTCGCCGATGGCAACTATTGAGTCCGCAAAGGCGTTCATAAGTGGGATGAGTTTGGTCCCGATGGCGTCTGTGACTTCTCCGAAGCCTTGTTTCATGCGTTGGGTTGAGACGGCGGTTGCTGCGGCGGTGCCTTTGACTTGGGTTTCGATGGCTGTGAGGATGACCTTTTGCGCGTCGTGGATTCGGTTTGTCTGGACTAGGACGGCGAGCTTTGCTTTTTCGGATTCGGTGAATGTGATTCCGGAGCGTCGGAGGCTGTTGACGCCTTTGATGGGGTCCTCGAGTGCTTTTCCGAGTTGGACTGCGTTGGTTGTAGCTTCGCCGAATCCTGCGGCGGCCATGTCGACGGCTGCTGCGGTTGCGCGGTCGAAGGCTTCACCGGCAACATCGGCGGTCATTGCGAGCTGGCGGAATGTGAGGAGTTTGGCTTGTGCGGCTTTGATGGTTTCGGCCATGACGCCGGTTTCGCGCTCCATCGAATCCGCAAAGTCTGAGATTCTTTGTGTGACTACAACTGTGTCGCCTCCGAATAGTCCCATAGTGCGGGAGATAGCGACGATGCGTTGGTCAGCGATGGCGGCGGCTTCGGCTAGCTTTGCCCATTTAGCCCCGACAACGATGGCGGCCGTTCCCATTGCTCCTAGGGCTAGAGCTCCTTTTTTCGCTGCTGCGCTTGCTTTGTTGCCGAAACTATTGAGGTCATTAGACGCGCCGGCTAGTGCCTTGCGTAGAGGAGCTGCGTTTCCTGTGACGACTACATTTATTGCCTTTGCCATAACTACCTAAAATACTTCACAGTTAGCTCATCTATGCGCTTTGCGTACACGGCGGCTACTTCGTTCCTACGGCCATCGAGAGCGTCGTAGATGAACGGTTGTGGCTTGATGCGTCTAGCGGGCCATCCGAAGTGGATAGGACCGGCGTAGGGGACGGATGCTGAGCCGACACGGACGCGGCCCATTCTTTGAGTTGAGCCGTCGCGGATAGAAGCTGCGAGCTAGCCAGAGACAACGCGGACGAATCTCTTAGCTCCCTGGATGACTATTTCGGCCGCGCGTTTATGCGTTGCCTTCATTGAATCTCGAGTCTCTTTCGACATACTGCGGAGAGCTTTGTTTACTTCGGCGAGGCCTTCGATGCCTTGCTTGCCTTGTCCGCTGTCTAGTCGGAAACCATATTGTCCAGTCCCTGCCATGCGTTCTCTCCTGTGTTGATGTTGGCCCTAGGCCATATTTGCTCGGCCATAACATTCAGAATCGTCGACGGTGTTTTCATTAGGTCGAGTGGGCTGATGCCTGTCTTTACTGAGATAACTCCGATGAGCCATGTGGTGCTACCTGGTCCGAAAAAGGGGTATCGGCTATGTGTGGTTGTACTTCGTCGACATTCCTCATCCACATCTCGAAAGAGAGTCCGGTGTTGCCGGCTTCGTGGATTGAGTGGTAGGCGGCAAAGTAGAGATATGTCTGTTTCGGGTGGTCTTCTGTGAAGGCTTCTGTCCAGGCGATGCCGAACTTTTCTTCGAACGCAACTTCGGTCGAGGCCCAGACTTTCGTCTTGGACTCCGAGCCGTCTCTGTGCTTGACGGTGATTGCGATTGCCATGGTTCTAGACGGTTCCCTTTGTGATTGAGCCTCCGGTGAGGGTGATGCTTTGCTTACTGAGCTCTCCGACGGCACCATTTACGGGGGTTGAGGCCCCGAGGAACATCGACACGCAAGTGAACTTCTGTGTCCCTGCGGTCGTGGTGTTTGAGATGATGAGCTGTGTGGTGCCGGTGCCGACATTTGCGTAGAGCGTGTCGAGGACGGTGTTTGTCGCTTGGTCGTTGTTTAGCTCAAGAGTGACGGAAAGGTTCTGGAGGCCACCGGTGAAGGTGTGTCCAGTTGCTCCCATTGCTGTCGTCTCGATTGAGTCTTTTTCATAGTTGAGAGAGACTGATGTGACATAGCTGGAAAGGTCTACCGCTGTCCCGCCTGTTGTTGGTGCCATCGTTACCGATGCGCCTGTAAATACGAATACTGCCATTGTTAGCTCTTTACGATTGAGCCACCGGTGAAGGTGACGGATTGCTTGGATAGTTCGCCGACGGCTCCGTTGACTGGAGTTGAGGCGGCGAGGAACATATTTGAACAAGTGAAAACCGGCAGAGGGGAGCCGGAGGTCGCGTTCTTGATGACGAGAGTGTTTGAGCCTGAGCCGACTGCGCTGTAAAGAGTCTCGAGGACGCTTGCTGCGGCTTGGTCGTTGTTGAGTTCAACGGTGACGGAAAGGTTTTGGAGGCCTCCGGTCATTACATGGCCAGTAGCTCCCATTGCGGTTACTTCGACGGAATCCTTTTCATAGTTGACTGAGATACTCGTGACATACGCTGAGAGGTTGACTGTGTTGACGGTTAGAAATGCGTCGGTGAATACGAAGACGGCCATGGCTTAGTCCTTTTCTTTGGTTGTGGGTTTTGTTACGGGTTCGACGATGCCAGATTCGACGAGAAGGTCGATGTCTGCCGGTGCGGCGATGATGTCTTCGTCTGTGATGACGGTTCCAGGAGCTCCGAGTGTGGAGTTTTCTGAGATGATTTTGTAGCTAGCCATATATGTCGACCTCGAATCGGTAGGCGGTCATTTCTACGCCTGATACTACTACCGAGCGGGGTAGAGCTTCGGTGACTTGGCAAGTGGAACACGCGCCGCCGAGTGTGCGGTCCGATTCGATTGCTGCGACGACGCTGGAGGCTCCGGTGGATGCTAGGTAGGCGTCGAGGCGGTCTTGTGATGAGCGGTCTGACATTCGGCCGACGATGATGAGGATGAAGCCTTTGTAGTAGTCGATTCCGGATGTTGTCATTGACATTCCGTAGGTGATTTCTAGTGGTTCAACGACGGCAGCTGGAGGAGCGAGCGAGTCTGGCACATAGTCGAAGCACCGGAGGCCGGTAATGGTATCGAGGGCTGTTGTGAGCCCTTGGCGGACGGAGGTCGGGTTCACGCAAAGAACTCGCGACGGTATGCGCGGACCATTGCTGCGATGTCGCGGCCGAGTGGTGACATTCGTATTGCGCCTAGTTCTGAAAGTCCCAGGACGCCACCGATTGAGTCTTTGCGCTTGTATAGGTCAGCGGAAAGGATGTAGGTGGCCTGCTCGATGTCGTCAGGGACTGACGGCCATCCCCATTTTGCGGTGACTTCTACTTGTGGACGGTAGTTCACGGGGAGAGATAGCGCGGTGCCGCCGACGATGGTGAGGTAATTGAGTGGGCGGCCTTTGGCGAGTGCGGTGGTTGGCTCGACGATGTAGTCCGTGTTGAGGGTCATTGTCGTCTGGTAGGTGCCAGTCGAGTCGGGGTCCGTTTTGAGGATGAGTCCGGTGGTGGTTCCGAAGTCGTCCACGATGACGCGCATATTTCCGACGGGGCGATAGGTGCGGGCGGTGGCGGTTGCGTCGAGATAGAAACGGCGGTTGGCGATGCGGTCGATGCTCCTGGAGGCGGATTCAATGATGGACTCGAGGAGGGTGTCTTCGACTGAGTCGTCGATTTTGAGGTAGGTCTTGAGATTGGCGAGAGTGATGTAGCCGTTAGTGATTGCCATTAGGGCTTTCTTTTCTTCTCGGGTGCCTTTGCCTTCGGTTCAGGCTTTGGAGGCTCTGGAGCCTTCCTGACGCGTGTGGGGGGTGTTGTGGGGGTGCTATCCGACTCGGACGGCACATCCACGGCGGACGGTGTGTCCATCGGGCGTCCGAGCCGGATGAGCTCTTGGCGGACGAGGTTGGCGCGTTCGTTCAAGCCTCGACGGATGTATCCGGTTAGCTCTGTTTCGAGTGCGCGAATGAGAGTCTCTTTGTTCATGGTTGTAATCCTAGAGCTCGGTCGATGTGCGCGACCGAGTTCCGAGGGGGATTATTTATGCCCAGTTGGCGGCGATGAGGCCTGTACCGGTGATAGCCGAGAAGGCTGTCGGGTACTTGCCGGCGGTGTAGGCAGAGAAGCCGAACACGACTGTCCGGATTGCAATGTTGCCGTCTGGCTGCTCGAAACGAACATACAGAGGCGAGCCGCCGTTGTCTTCCCAGATGTACGACTCGGAGAAGTCGCCGACGATGACTGCTGATTCGTCTGTTCCTGTTCCGAGGTTCGTTGGCATATTCGCATCTGCGATTACTGGCAAGCCGAGAATCTGGAGTCCACCCATGTCATACGCTGGACGGTCGAAGGTGGCCGCTGCGTTCATTGGGTTTCCTGCTGTGTTGCCGAACTGTGGACGGTTTGTGGTGTCCAAGGCGCGGAGCCAACAACCGATAATCGACGGATGCGCCACGATGTGAGTCGCGCCGCCGTAGAAGTTTGTCGAGATGTTGGTGATTGCTGCGACGAGCTTAGGGAAGAATTCGGCCCATGTTGGGCTTGCGTCTGTGTAGGTCGTTGCGTTGATTCCTGAGGTGTTCAGGATTCCGCGGTGTTCGCCAGATGAGCCGGAGCCGTTCAATGCCAAGGCGTCGACTTTTGTCTGGTATGAGCGGACTGCGTCGCCGAGGAGTTGGGTTTCTACGCCTGTTCCGCGGAGGATTGCTTGCTTTGAGAGGTCGAACATTGAGGCGACTGTGTTCACATTGACTGTGAGCAGAGTGTCGTCTGGTGAGGACTCTGTTGGAGCTGAGTTTTCCGATGCCTGGACATACGAAGTCACGCCAGTCGTGAGACGACCGATGTTGAGTGTCATTCCGGCTGCTGGAAGTGCCTGATTGGTTGAGATGTCCAATGTTGGGCGTCCTGCGCGGCGAAGCTGAGCGAAGCTCGAGACGAGGTATTGCGGAACTACAAGGCCGGCGAAGTTGCTGGTACCTGAGTCACGCTTTTCCATGGTTTCGCGCTGGTAGCGGGTGATGCGCTCACGGGCTTCGTATGAGCCACCGAACTCGGCGGCGATTGCGTCTGCGAGGAAGTCGTTTCCGCTGCGCTCGTGGTATGTGGCTTCTTCTGAGATGACTCGTGCTGGAGCTGCTGAGCGGTGCTCAACTACTGAGCCGTCGACTGAGGCTGCGAGTTCTGCTGCTTTAGCCTTGCGGATTTCGAGGTCTGAGATTTGCTCAATGCGCTCGTCGAGTTTTTCGATTTCAAGCTTGAGAGCCTGGATGTTTGCCAATTCGATTTCGGTGATGTCGCGGGTTTCATCGGCTGCGCGTGTGAGCGTTGCGTCGATGAGGCTTGTCTTTGACTGACGATTCTCTTGGAGGTTGGATAGAAACTGATTCACGGAGGTAGTCCTTTGGTCGTGGATTATGGGGACGGGGTGCCTACCTGAGCGTCCGATGAGGTTGCCGCGGTGCGGGTTGCTCTGTTCGGTTCGGTGGGGTGCCGGATGTTCGTATTCTAGTCAACGGTGCGGAGCTGCGCGAGTATTGCTTGCGCTTCGTCTCTGCGGGATGTTGGGGCCATGGTTGGGATGCCCAAGTCTTCGTAGGTTTTGCGGGTTGCTGGATTGTTGTCAACTGCTAAGACGATGTCGTGGTTTTCCATAAGGCTTTTGGCGACGCCTTCTTTGTATGTGTTGACATCGCCTCCGGAGCTCATGCGGAGTCCGCGATAGTCGAGGTCGATAGCGTCGAGAAACTTGGTTGTCGATTCGCGTTGGGTTTCGTTACGGGCGGTTACGACGATTTTGATTTCGTCTCGAGCGTTCAGATATTGGATGAGTTGGTTGTTGATGCCGGAGGGGAGCTGGAGTGTGCCGTCGATGTCGACGATGATGGCTGCGGGTCCGGTGCCTTTTCGCATTTCATCCTCGGCCTCTGAGTCTTCTTCTTCGGAGATGTAGAGCGCGGCGAGTTGGTCTTTGGCTTGCTGTTCGGTTTTGTGGCATCCTTCGAGCTCGCCGTCTTCGTCTTTGACTACTGCGAAGCCATTACAGAACTGACTATCGGCTTCGATGTGCCAGGGCATTTAGTCGCCTTGGACAAGGACGGAGATTGTTGGTGTCCCGCTGGCAACGATGGCCCATAGTTCTTCGTTTTGCGGGACGGTCAATGTGTAAGGTCCGGCGGCGTTGTCAAGCTTGAATCCGTTAGATGTGGTGACGGTGTTGTCTCCGCCGATGTAGTAAGTGACGGCCGTTAGGACATGGACGCACACTTGACGGGTTAGGGGTTCAGCTGCGACGATTTTTGTTGCGGTGCTTGAGAGGGCTGTTTGTGATGCTTTCATCTGCGGATTCCTTTGAGTAGTTCTTCGACTGTGTCGAGGTTTGGTGTTGTTGATTGGTCGCGGACGCCTACGACTTGAGCTTGGTGGCCGTATGCGCCGAATGTGACCAATGAAACTTCGGCGAGGTGTGCTGCGATGCGCTCAACGACGCCATCTTTTCGGCGGTTGTCTTTCAAGGGCTGAAAACCGATACTAAGTTCGGATAGTGCGCCGTCCCTTACGAGCTCGAGGATGTCGTCTGCGCGTGAGCCTTTGGAGACACGGAACTCGCCGTAGAGGCCATTGGTGTCTTCGCGGAGGAGTGTGGCGCGGCCGATTGGTAGAGCCTGGGCGTCGTGTCCGACGAGGAGTTTGACGCGGTGTGCGTTCGGAATGACTCTTGAGAAGGCTCCGGCTCTGAATACTTCGGTGAGTGTTGTGTTGATGCGTTGCTCAACATTGTAGGGAACACAGATTCCACAGATTGTCCGGCCGTCTCCGGTGGAGCGGATTTCCAAGTCTGTTTCGTAGGCGCGAGTTTCGATTGTCATAGGATGACCTCCGTTGGGTTTTGGGTGTTGATTTCGGGTGGTGTTCCGAGTGGTGAGCGGTTTTCTAATTCTCTGACTTCGTCAATGGTGAGGAATCCAGATTCGAGAGCTACTTTGTGCGCTTGGTAGCGGGTAAGCGTGTCAGCGCGGAGAAGACTGTCGAAGTTGAATAGTGCGACTTGGCCGCGGGGGATGTAATCCGTGAAGGTGGCTTCGATTCGTGCGGTGAGCGGAGCGAGGCTTGTCCGGATGTATTCAAGGCCTTGGAGTTCGGTGTTGGTGTAGGTCCGAGATGTGTTCGGAGCTCCGATGAAGTTGCCAGGGACGCCGACAATGTTGGCCGAGTCTGAGATTGCCTGATTGCGGGCTTCGACAAGCTGCGAGTCCGATGCGTTGGCCGTGAGTGGTTCGACTGTGGTTGAGGCGTTCATTACAGCTGGACGACGCGAGCGTCCGGAGTAGTGCTCCATCCATTTCAATTTTAGGAGGTCCGCTTCGTCTTCTGTGAGGTCGGGGTTGTCAGATTTGATGACATAGGAGGGCATGGTGCCTCCGTCGAAGTATCGGGCGGCGTATTCCATGACGGCGACTGCTGCGCCGATGCCTTGGCGTTGAGCTGCGATGATGCCGATTCCGGCGATGTCGCCTGGCATTGAGAATCCTTTGATGTGGAAGATTTCGGATGATGAGTAGTCACGCTCGTCGATGCGGAAGATTTTTTGGCCGTCTTGTTTGTAGATGCTGACGCGTTCTGGGGAGACGGGATAGATGGATTCCGGATAGCCGGACAGTCCAGGCTCTCCGAGGATGGCTACATAGTTTCCGTGGAGGATGAGAGCTGCGACCATTGCTGAGATGGTTTCGACGCGTGTTTCGAGTGGGTATGGACGCTCGAGGAGGCGTGGTGTTGGTTCAAGCTGTTGGTCGTTTCGGTAGGCGTGGAGTGGGAGGACTCCGATTGAGTCCGCAATCATTGTCGTAGCTCGCCAGATGGCGGGGACGGAGAGTGTGGTTTCGGTGTCTACTGCGACGCCGGCGTAGTTGTCTAGGACTGTTCGTGAGATTCGACCGGTGCTGTCGACATACGCGCCGCGGTTTTCGGTTTGTTTCTTTAGGAGACGGTTGAGCATTGTTAGCTCCTTTCGGCGGCAATACCGAAGGCCACAAGTGCGACGCCTGCGAAGCCGAGGCCGAGTGGTACGGATACTAGAGAGATACTCATTGCCACAATGATAGTCCCGATGGACTGGAGGATAGTGGGTAGGTGTTGCTTCATTAGAAGATGCGGCTCCTTGATTGTTCTGGTGGTCTGCGGTTAGTTGAATGATGGTAGGCGAGGGTGGCTGCGAATAGTGGTGTTAGGTCTGCGGATTCGACTGTGCGGGACCATAACCATCCGGAGGCCATCTGTTTCCGCTTGGCTGATTCGATGGCGGCCTCGAGGGATGCGTGAGGTCTGATGCGGATGGCGTCGTCGAGGACTGCGTCGTAGAACACGCCACAAGCCGAAGTCATGTCTCGGAGTGTGTAGCGGGTGACGGGTAGGCCTCCGGCTTCTAACCGGTCGACGAGTGAGTTGGCGGGTGAGTAGCCATCGACAACGATTGCGCCTTTGTGCTTCCGCCATAGGGATAGGGCTTTGTCAACTACCCAAGAGACGGACTCGCGATGTTCAATGAGTTCGACGCGTCCAGTTTCGTCGGCGACACATATCGAAGCCCAGGAGCGGTCCATGGCGACATCTATCCCAAATGAGAGGCGTCCGGATGGTGCGGTTGTGGCGTCGAGTACGCGCTGGACATATTTTGCGGGGATGGCTGCGTCGTCGAGGACGGTCCATTGGCAGAGGTAGGCACGACGGAACTCTCCTTCGGTCATTGTTGAGCGGGCGTGGGAGACGACGCGTTCGTCGATTGTGTAGCCGAGGGCGGGGATTGTTTTGCGCCAGGTGCGCGGGTCGTCAATGTCGTCGTCGTTGTCTGCTGAGTATTCGAAGTAGGCGACGCCTGTTTCCATGCCTGCGTCTACCATGACTCGGCCTTGTTCGACTTTGCGCTTGAGATAGAGCGAGGCTTGGGTGCCGGCGGTTGAGATGACGATGAGCTGTGCGTCGCGCTTGGTTGCCATGGCGGGGAGCATTGCGGCCTCTCGCCGGTCGTCTTCATCGGAGAACGCTTCGTCGATAATGCCTTGGTCAATGACGCGACCGTGTCCTGCGGATGGCGTTGAAGGCATGACATCTATCCTCGAGCCGTTCTTGAAGTGGATGGCTTCCATCCCTGCGCCTCGATAGACGCGTTTCACGGTCGCATTGAGCGGAGACATCTCTATCGCCGGTACTTGGTCGTCGATGAGCTTCCGTCTGGCGTCCCATCCAGTTTGAGCGGTGTAGCCGATTGTCTGTGGTTTACCCCATAGGAGGGCGCGATGTAGCTCCATCGACAACATGAGAGTCGTCTTGCCGCATTGGCGCGGTACAAGGACATTTATCTCTCGATATGCCGGAACCATGAGTCCGGTGTTCTCATCCAGTTCCATCTCGAGGGCGATGTCAGCGATGGCGACTTGCCACGGCATGAGCGGAGTCCCGAGACGCTTGGCTATTGCCTGAACCTCATGTCCTCGAGTTTGTCGTTTTTTGTTTCTTTTGGTTGCCCATCTCGGCTGAGATTTCAGCGATGAGCTTGTCGAACGGGTCGCCATGTGCTTCGGTTTCCTTTCGTAGAGCTTGCTCGGCTGCGCGGTACTCGCGCCAGATGACCGGATTGTCGGGTTGTGCGTCGACTGCCGAAGCAAGGCCGCGAACTATTTGGAGCCTGGCCGCGTCGACATCTGCCAACCGGTCTTCACTCCGGAGTGCTTCGATGGTCTTTTCAATGGCTGAACGGTTCGGACCGTCCGTGGAGAATATAACGATTTCGGCGGATTCGACCGGCTTCGGCCGAGAAGCTCTGGGCTTGGTCGGTTTCTTCTCAGATGTCATCGAATATAACTCCAT